GGGCGGGAGATAAGGCTGCTGGTGCTTTATCCCGGACGGAAGTTTGAGGTGGCGTATGAGGAGAATGAGCAGGTGGAGCATAGAAATGTAAGGTATATGCGGGATTTGGGGTAAATTATCTAACTTTAGGTAACTATACCATTTGCCCACAAAAAAAATATATAGGCATGAGCGATATTGATTTTGATGTTTTAGAAGAGAGAGGGTATAGGTATGTTTCTAATGCTTACCGTAACTGGGTGCGCAGGCGAAATATGCTAAAAGAAAACTACAATAAGTTAGTTATTGATAGCAAGACACACATACAAGCGCATAAGTTGATACACCGCCTTATGATGCGCATGATTGCAATGGAGAAACGGCAGCCACCACTTATAGGGTAATGATGAAAAAGCAACCGGATAAAAGATACTGGGGGTATGGCGAGTATGCCTGGGATAACCTGAAATGGAGGCTGATACTGGGAGCGATCGTGGCGGCGGTGTGTGGTATATGGTGGCTGGTGCAAAGATACTTATGAGGAAACAATATGTAATAATAAAGCCGCTCATTGAGCGGCTTTATTTGTTTAGTAACGTTGCATGCACAATAGATAACGGGCTACTTCATAGCAGTGAATTTAAGTGAGTTGATCAAAAGAAAAATAAAAGTAGTGAAGGTGGTGCGGGGGTGTTAAGTAAACCCACATTTGTACTGCAAATGTGGGTAAAAATGGTGTGCGGTTTTTGACCTAAGTATTTTGCATGGAAATAATTATACCATGTCAAGTACTGCTGTTCCATTGAATTACGTAACGACCGTTGTAGGGTATAACCTGGATAAAGGATACTATAATGAATCCGGCACTAATTTACCACAGAACATCAATATACTTGGTGAGGCGAATACCGCTAACCAGAGCGGCCTGAGCCTGCTGGGGACTACGATAACATCGGCAAAACAAGCGGCTGACCTGTATGGCTGGGGCTCCCCGATCTACAGTGTGGCCCGTATCTTATTTCCTGCGAATGGCAGCGGCGTAAGCATACCGGTGAAGGTGTACCCGCAGTTAGCGGCCAGCGGAGCGGTAGCAAAAGTAATTACGATAACACCAACCGGCACAGCCAGTGCAAGCGGTACCATATACCTGCGCATAGCGGGCCGTACCAGCCTTGATGGCGGAAGCTATGCGATAAGCATAGTAAGCGGTGATACCCCTACAGCAATTTGCAATAAGTTCAGAGCGGCGATAGCTGCTGTACTGGGCTGCCCTGTGACGGGTAGCGGTACTACGACCTTTATAGCCACTGCAAAGTGGGAAGGGCTGACCAGCAATGATATCAATATAGCGGTGGACCTTAACGGCACATCGCTGGGAACAACATATGCGGTAGTGAATACTACTGCAGGAGCAGGTACACCATCAGTAGTGGGAACGGGTAACGGGCTGACATTGTTTGGTAATGAGTGGAGAACACTTGTTATCAATACTTATGGCCTGGTAGCGGGTACGATGACCGAACTTGAAGAATTTAACGGGATTCCTACACCCGGCGCACCTACCGGAAGGTATGGTGGCCTGGTATGGAAACCGTTCTTAGCACTGAGCGGTACGTGCCTGGATAATCCTACATCGATCACCAGTGCGGGTGCAAGGCCTGATAATGTGACGATAGTGCCATGCGTGGCGCCACTGAGCCTGGGTATGCCTTACGAGGCTGCCGCAAATGTGGCATACAGGGTAAGCAATATATTCCAGAATGCGCCACAGTCGGACGTGATAGACCAGGCGTACCCTGATATGCCGGCACCAACGGTAGGTAACATACCGGCCATGAATGATGTGACGGTAAGACAAAGCTATGTGACACAGGGATGCAGCACGGTAGACTTTACCGGCGGTGTGTATGTGATCAAGGACCTGGTAACCACGTATAATAAGTCAGGAGAGTTCCCGCCATTCTACAGGTGGGCACGTGACCTGAACATCCACTTTAATATCCGTTTTGGGTATATGCTGTTGGAAGCTGCTAACCTGGTGGGTAAGACCATTACGAAGGATAGCGCAGTAGTGACTGCTGCAAACGTGATCAAGCCAAGAATGTGGAAAGCTATAGTGGCTGCCTACATGGATGACCTGGAAGCACGTGCGCTGATAGCAGATAAGGCATTCAGCAAGGCCAGCATAACGGTGACCATCAACAGCAGCAATCCTAACAGGATAGATACCACATTCAGCGATAAGATCACGGGCGTGGTGCGTATCAGCTCTACGACTGAGACGGGTGGATTCAACTTTTCTAATTAATAAATTAAGCATACAATGGCAATAGTAGGCGGTGATATCGAGGAACTGGCATTTAATGACCCTGTATTAGGTACGGGATTCTTTCAGCCAATGAAAGACCAGGATAACATTTTCATACCCGGCGGATATGAGAATGCGGATGATGGCATGGTAACCGGCAATGGTACGCTGGTGATCACGAAGAACCGTAACGTGGGCAGCATTACGATACTGCTTGCCAATGATACAACTGCTGCTACATCGGACGTGGATATAGCCAAAGCACTGCAGGTGAGTGCCAATGAGCAGACATGGACCGTAGCGCACAGCAATGGTACCGTATGGCGCGGTAAGGGCGTGATCGTAGGTGCGCTGGAAGCGAATACCAATAAGTCAACATTCCAGATCAAGATCAATTCGGGCCTGGGATTTGAAAGGCAATAATTTTAAAAAGCATTTTTATGTCATTTGAAATAAAAGTACCTATAGATAAGGCAGAAGCTGAGATAAACAGCCTGCTGGATAAAAAGAAGATACTGCCAAAGCAGCGCGCACGCCTGGAGCCTGCGATAGAAGCTGTGGCGGAGGCTATCAGCTTAGGGCTTGTGGTGATACATGATGATGGCCAGATAACACAAACGCTGCTGACGCCGGTAGGTGAACTTACCGAACTGAAGTACAGCGCACGCGTAGAACCTTTGACCATCAACAAGCATATCAGCACGCTGAAGATAGACAACCAGACGAACCGTAACCTGGTATACCTGAAATCGTATACCGGCCAACTGGAAGCAACATTTAACAGGCTGGAGAATGCGGACAGGAACATAGCGGACAGTATAGCCTTTTTTTTCCAATAGAAGAAAGCGACTCGGATATACCGGTACTGCTGGACTGGAACATAGACCACGTAATAAAAACAGTAATAGATCATTACAGGTGGGAGCCTGCCGTTATAGGCGGGCTCTTTTCAGATAGGCAAGATCATATGGGGTTGTACTACTGGTATGACCACGTGAAGAGCAAAAAATAAGTGAGATGGCGCAGTATATCATTCCTACCATATTTACTGCTGTGGACAAAATGTCTGCACCGATGCTGCGTATGAAAAGCGGACTGAGCAGCCTGAGCACTATAGCGGGTGAGCAGGGAGCGAGGCTGCAAAGGAGACTGGGTGATATCAGTGCTACGGCTATGAACACTGCAAAGAATGCGGGCATCATGGGCGCATCGATGCTGGCACCGCTGGGACTGGCTGCAAATTCTGCAGTAGATTTTGAGGATAAGATGTCTGATATAGCCAAAACCACGGGACTGGCGGGTAAGGACCTGAAGCTGTTTGGCGAGGGTATACTGACCATCAGTAAAACGACACGGAGCGGTATAGATGACCTGCTGAAGATAGGCGAGATAGGCGGGCAGCTGGGTGTAGCAACAAATGAGCTGATCAGTTTTACGGCGGCAGCAGATAAATTCAATATAGCACTGGGTAAGGATTATGGCGGTGGTGTAGCGGAAGCTATCAGCAGTGTAGGTAAGATCAATACCCTTTTTGCTGATACCCGTAGCCTGAAGATATCGGAGAGCATCACCCGGGCCGGATCCGTTATCAATGAACTGGGTGCGCAGGGTGCAGGTACCAGCCAGAATATCAATGATTTTATATTACGCATAGGCGCACTGCCTGATGCGCTAAAGCCATCTATGACCGCTACGGCGGCACTGGGTACCCTGTTTGAAGAAATGGGTATAGATGCGCAGATAGGTGCCAGTGGTTTAACACAGTTGTTCCTGGATGCGAGTAAGAACATGGCGGGCTTCTCGGCACAGATGAAAATAACCACTGCGCAGGCAAGCGAGATGCTGAAAACAGACCCTACGGCATTTGCCACACGGTTTGCGGTATCGCTGAAAGGTATGCCGGTGGAACAGACAGCGCTGCTGTTTAAAAAACTGAGCATAGCCAGCAATGAAGAGATAAAAGTGCTGGGTGCGCTGGGATCGGGCACGGAGCGGCTGACCGCACTGCAACAGATAGCCAATACGGCATTTGCGCAGGGAACGAGCCTGACCAATGAGGCAGCAAAGAAGAATGAAACACTGGCCGCCAAAATGGCGATAGCCAAAAACAATATACAGGCACTATCGATAACGGTAGGTACTGAGCTGGTGCCGGTGCTGACGAAGATCATAGGTAAGATAACGCCTGTGATCAGTACGATATCTGAATGGGTGAGTAACCATAAGGCGTTAGCGGGTATCATACTGAAATCTGTAGCGGTGATAGGTACGCTGGCACTGGTGGTATCGGGAGCGGCATTTGCGGTGGGCACTGTGACCAAGGCCATATGGCTGTGGAATATGGCGCTGAAAGTGGCGGGTGCTACGCAGGGATTTGTAGCGGTAGTGACCGGTACTCTTAACGGTGCGCTGCTGGCACAGGCGGGCGCATCGAGAGGGGCGGCACTGGGTATACAGGTGATGAATACATCTGCGCTGGGATTGCTGGCGACATTTACCAAACTGGCAGCGGTAACGGGCATAGTGTATGGTGTGATGAAGCTGATGGATAAGAAGGATGAGCAAAAAGACCGCATGAATGCGATACTTGCCCACCTGCCGGCGGGAGTGGATAAGGAGAAGTTCTCTAACCAGTTCCAGGATATCATCAGCCCCGGCCATATATCGCTGGTAGACCGATTGAAGGGCGTGAAGAGTTTGTATCCGCAGTCGCTGTATGACAGCCTGGGCAAACAATTCTATGATGACCCGAAAGCAAAGCAGGACAGCATTATAGAAAATATGCCTAAGATAAGCGAGGAGTATATGCGGCAGGCAGACAGTGCGTACCAGTCTATCAATAAAACCGATACGGCCATACACCTGAGCGTGAATGTGAACGGTAATGATGTGAGCGTATCTGGTAAGGATAATACGGGCGGGGCGGTACCGGTATTTGTAACGAGAACAGGATATAAGACAGCATGATAACGGACCTGCTGATATACGAGATAGGAGAGGGCGGAGACCTGGCACTGCGGGGTAATGACCTGGTGAAAGTGACGGGGCAGGAGAATACTGCGTACCTGGCGATGTTTGGCGGGAATAAATACTGGGGCAATTATATGTACCCTGAAAATCCTTTTTCATCGAAAACGGAGGATGCGCTGCGGGGTACGCCGCTGACGAGTGCAGGAAGGATAAAGATAGAGGACGCAATAAATGAGGACCTGAAAGTACTGGATAAGATACCGGGCACTACATGGAGCGTAACAACAGCCATAACAGGTAATAACCGGCTGGCCATAGCGATAACAGTTAATGGTAAAGAGTTCAGCTACCTGTGGAACCCTGATACATTGTTTTTAACATATACGGTATAAGATGACAACCATACCCACACCAGAGCAACTGAAGAATAACATCATAGCAGACCTGCAGGCTGAATTCGGCATTGTGGTGAATGCGGTGGGGCTGGCTGCTGTGACTGCCATAGCTACGGTATTTGCGGGTATACTGTACCTGTATTACCTGAGTGTGGGCAAGGTGCAAAAGAACATATGGTATGATACGGCGGACAGTATGGCGCAGGGCGGCACGCTGGAGCGGTATGGAGTGAGCATACTGGGCAGGTGGCCGTTTGCTGCACAGGCGGGGCAGTACACCCTGAGCGTAACAGGTACTGCCGGTAAGGTGATACCTGCGAGTATGGTGTACCGGTCTGATGACAGTTCGGAGCATCCGGGTATGCTGTTCCAGATAGCGGGGGCATATACGATGACCGGCAGCGGTGATGTGATCGTGGTGAATGCGCTGAAAGGCGGTACTGCGAGTAAGCTGGCGGTGGGTGATACCCTGACGGCTACGGCACCGATGGACAGCATTAACCCGGGAGCGACCGTAACGATAGAAAATACAGCACCTGTAGCGGCTGAGGATATAGAAGCCTACAGGCAGAAGATAGATGAGAAGGTAAAACTGATACCGGGAAGCTGGAGCGCAGCTGATTACCGACTGGTAGGCGGGCAGATAGCGGGTGTAGGACAGACCTATGCCTACGCACCGAGCGGCAGGAGCAATGAGGCTGATGTGTACCTGCAGGGAACGGTGCCGGTAGCTAATCCCGGCCCGAGTGTGGCACCATCGGTAGTGACGGCATATGATACTGCGATAGCACTGGTAAGGCCTATGACGGTATTCTTAGTGAATACGGCACCATGCCCGATCAATAATATTGATATAACGATCACCAGCGGCACGTTCCCTGCATTTACAAGTGCGCAGCGTGCGCTGATCATATCGGCACTGACGGACTTTGTGAACTCGGTACGGCCATTTATAGCGGCGTGCGATAATGTGGCTGACCGGAATGATGTGATAGCTACGTTCAACCTTAATTCGGTGATCACATCGGCGGTGCCGGGATATGGTTTTTCATCGGTGACGTTTGATGTGGCAGGTGTGACAAGTGTGAACTGGCAGGCAGATAATGGCAATATACCCTTTTTAAGTACAGTGAACTTCGTATAAATGAACAGTTACCTCTTCATATGGCTATCAAAGATACTGTACCCGAACGGGCGGGCATTTCGTATGCCTGAGCCGCTGGATGTGGCTGTGGAGTACATAACAGAAGATGGTGCAGATGACTATACGGAAGAAACGGGAGCTGATGAGTACATAGCGTATGATTCACCTACATCGAGCGGGGGAATACTGTACAGGCTGCACAGGGCATTATCGATCAGTTTTAAGCGGGCATGGGATGACCTGCACCAGGTACAGAATGTGCAGCTGCCGGATAACCCAAACTTTACGATAGATGATGCGCATGACTGGTACCGGAGGCTGGGCATTTATGACAGCGGGGTGGTGAGCATGGCTGATATGAAGCTGGCGATAGCGCAAAGGATGTCGTGGCCGGTAACGCCGCTGGATAAGCAGCACTACCTGTATATACAGGAGCAACTGCGGGCGGCGGGGTTTGATGTGTATGTGAAGGAAAACAGGTGGCCTGCATTTGGCACGTACCATACGGTAACGCCGGGTATGATACTGGCGGGGCCGTGGGGGCTGGCGCAGTATGGCACGGTGGAGTACGGAGATACGCAATACGGCACGCTTGCAGGTGCAGGTGGTGTAACCATTATAGCCAATTATATAGAGGAGGCGAAAGATGCGGGATTCGTGGTGTACCCAAACTACCGCAGCACCTTTTTTGTAGGGGCGGCGGGGCTGACGGAATCACTGGCGGATTTTGCTACTGTGCCGATAGGCAGAAAAGATGAGTTCAGGCAATTATTAATCAAACTAAAGGCGCTCCATGCTGTGGGGTTCCTTTTTGTAAACTATACGTGATATGTCGATAGGTTTATTGAATTACCCAAACAGAGATGTTTCTGACCTGGCCAATTACCCGGAGGGAAACATAAAGGATAACCCGGGCGATGGCACCGGCACGCCGATAAATGTGCTGACCACGGCGGATATACACCAAACGTTTTACAAGCTGCTGGATATATCGGGTATTACTCCGAACGGAGATCCTGATAATGTAACCAATGGCTACCAGTACATAGAGGCACTGCGTAAGATACCGAATGAGGTGTTTACGCCATCGGGTGCGTTTGTGGGTGTGTTTACGGTGGGGTTTGAGTATGACAGTTGCATACTGATCACCTCATCGATACCGAGTAACCCGACATTCAACCTGGACCATACCGATGGCGTGCCCGGGCATAAGACCAAGATACACTGGGTAGGTGACTCAGGCGGCAGTACAGTATTTATAACTGCCACAAGCCCGAGCATAGTGGTGGGTGATGTGAGTATAGGCGTGGGGTCAGGTGTGAGCGGTGTAGCGGAATTTACGTACCTGGGGTATGACGGTACTAACCATATTTATTTATCGAAAGCATACTCATGATCTTAAATATTGATTCATCGGCTATAGTGCAGCATGTAAACAGGATAGAGCAGATCAGCCGGTCTGCACTGCCTGTGGCTGTACGGCAGACGCTGAATAAGGCTGCGTATGATGTGAAGCAAAACACGATGCCGGAGGAGGCGAAAAGGTTTGCCAGCAGGAAGCCTACCTTTTTTAAGGCAAACAGCAAGGTGGACCAGGCTCAGGGATTTGATGTGAACACGATGAAAGCCACTGTGGGCTTTGTTCCGAAAGCGGGAGATAAGAGCCATAGCGTAGAGGACCTGGAGCAACAGGAGCACGGCGGCCAGATAGGTAACAGGGCATTTATAGCGCTGCCGGCTGCAAGGACCAGCAGGGCATGGAACAGGATGGTAAAAAGGAAATTAACACTGGGCCAGATCAACAGCAGGATAGTGGACAGCATGGATGCGCGGGGTGTGAACAATAAGCAAAAGTTCATCAAATCGGCGATACATGCGGGTAAGGGTGGCTTTGTACTGGGAACGGATAAGAAGAAGGGTAACAGGTTCCTGATGTATATCAACAGTGTGCATAGGGGCGGTGATGGTGATACGAAGGTGAACAGTACGGCCATATATGCGGTGAAAGCAGGCAGGAAGGTAACACCGGGGAGTAAGTACAGGGGATTTATGAAGACGGCAAGTGTGAAGAGTGCGCATAAAATGGAGCGTGATTTTATAGAGATAGCAGAAAAGAAGTTAAACAGCCTGAAATGAGTACGTGGATAGACCTGATCAATACTGAACTTTCCATCTCTACGGGGGATGATAAAGTATATGTGCCTGACTACCTGACGGCCAGTGTGAACAGGCATGTGCAGTACAACATCACAAAGCTGGAATTTCCGAATATAGAGGGCAGCCTGGTAAAGCGTGGTACGCCGCAGGGTACGCAGTATAACCTGGAGATCATATTCCAGGGGGAGGATCACCTGGATGTGGCGGCGAAGTTTAAGAAGAGTGCTGATAACCCTAAGCCATGGACGGTGAGCCACCCGATGTACGGGAGCCTGTTTGTGCAGCCGATATACCTGACGCAGGATAACAGCCGGCTGAATATGTCTGTATTTACGGGGCAGATCATAGAAACGCTGCTGGAAAGTGGCCTTGCACCGCAGCTGAATACGCCTGATGCGGTAAAAGCGGAGGTAGCGGCCATCAATACCAGCTTTGCGGAATCGTTTGCGGCGGATGTGCCGGAGCCAACGCCTGCGGTGATGGACAGGCTGACTACCAACATTAACGGCGCCTATACGCTGGTATCTGGCAAGCTGAATGGTAACCAGGATAATGTGGATGCCTTTACGGACCTGTACCGGAAGGCATCAGGTGTGCTGAATACTACGCTGTATAACAGCCTGGACATAATAGAACAGGCGGCGGCACTGTATGGCGCACCGGCGGCATTTGCGGATACGGTGGTGAACAGGTTTACCATGCTGCAGTTGCAACTGGAGTTATTCGGGCAGGCTGTGGCGGGTATACTGGGATTGTATAACAGGCCCACACGCTCGCTGAAGAAGTTGTATGAGCATAATGCGGCTGTATGCATCACTGCGATGTGTGATGCTGCGGTAACGAATATAACCACAGATTATGACTACCGGCCGGCAGTGCTGAGCGTGGTGGCGCAACTGATAGGCGCGTATAATACCTATGTAACGAACCTGTACACCCTGCAGAGTGCCAATGGCGGGGAGGTGGACAGCTATATACCGGATGCGGGTAGTGTAACGGCACTGGCGCAGACGGTGAGTACTGTGACGGCGTACCTGTTTGGCCTGAGTGCGAGTGCGAAGCAGCAGCGCATGATGGTGGTGCAAAATGATACAAATGTGATATTGGTAGCCTACGAACTATACCCGGATATGGATGTGGATGAGTCGGTGAACCTGGTGATAGCGAATAACAACATAGGCGATAATGAGTTGCTGATGCTGAGAAAGGACAGGGAGATAATATACTACGTGTAATGGAACTGAAGGTATCGGGACATACGATAAATACATTCAACGATGTGAACATTCGCCTCGTGTATGACAGTATTGCCGATACATTCACCTTTAAGATCTATTACCTGCCGGATAACAGCACGCACAGGATGCTGTTCAGGCCCGGGGCGTACCATAACTGCACGATAAGCCATAAGGGCGTACTGCTGATAACGGGTACAATACTTTCGCCGTCATCATCGGCGGCTGGTAATCCGCCAAAGCAACCGATGGCGATATCGGGTTATTCATTGCCGGGGGTATTGCAGGATTGCAGTGTGAAGGTGAGTGATGATGCGACCTCATTGCAGTTTGACGGGATGAAGCTGGAGGATATAGCCAGGAAGGTAACGGAGTATTATGGTATCAAAGTAGTAGTAGATAAGGAACTGCTGGCAGATACGGCATTTAATACGCCATACCCGCAGGTATCAGCCAATACCAGTGATGGCAGGCGGACAACGGATAAAACGGTATTGCAGTTCCTGGATGAGCTGTGTACGCAGAAGAATGTGATCTTATCGCATACGCGGGGAGGAGCATTGCTGCTGACCAAGATAAAGGCTGATAAGCTGCTGACCACAACTACCACATTGGTAAGGGTGAACAATATACCGGTGGATAACTCGCTGGAAGGTGCGCCGGACAGCAATACCACGCAGACAACGGTAACGGCAAAGAGCAGGGGTATTCTGTATGACTTTGCCTATGAAACGGATGTAACAAAAAAGAAGCGGTGGCTGGATATGAATCTATCTGTGAACGGGCAGGCGATGCATCGCACGATACAGGTGGTAGGGCAATATTCGGAAGGGAGTTCGGGTAACCCGGCTGATGCTACGATCACTAATCCGTATGTGCCGGCGGGATCGAAAAGGTTTGTGCGGGTGATGCAGACGGAAGGTGATAGCAATGATACGCAAAAGACTGCGCGGGCATGGCTGGGTGCGGAACTGAAAAATATAGTACTGACGATAGAGGTAGAAGGCTGGACACTAGGCGGGCATATGATAACGCCTAACCAGATGATAACGGTAACTAACCCAGAGTTGAGTATGTACCGGAGGGTAAGGTGGTTTATCAGGGAGGTGAACCTGATAGGAGATAATATCATAAAACGAGCTGTGCTGACGTGCGTGCTGCCTGAGTGTTATAATTCTGATCCTGTAAATAATGTATTCGGATGATGATCAGCAGGTACATATCGGCAGTGATAACGGGCACCAGGCGCATACTGAAGGTAGCGGGATGGGGTGGTAGGGGAGATATCCGTACTGCAAAGGAGGTGGCGCCATTTGGTATTGACAGCAGTGCGCTCGAGAATATGGAAGCCATATATATGGCAAGTGCCGCCAACGGAGCGCCTGTAGTGATGGGGTACATTAACAAAGGACAACTGGCAGCGGCGGGAGAATGCAGGATGTACTCTAAGGATAGCAGCGGTAACCTGGTAACGTACATATGGCTGCATAATGCAGCGGGTGCGGGACAGATAGAGCTGGGTGGTACGGCTGATAATGCGGTGGGGTTCAATAACCTGAAGATTGAGTTTAACAAGCTCAATAGTAAGTTCAATGACCTGGTGAGTGCATTTAATAGCCATGTGCATGCTACGGCAGCGGCGGGGCCGCCATCGACACCAACACCTGTACCGAGTGTGATACCTGCATCACCATCGGCAGCAAATATTGATAACAGTAAGAAGAACGAAATAAAAACTTTATAACATGGTACCTGCAGTATATACGAGTGAGGGGATTTATATAAAATCTAGGACCAGCAATGAGCAGAAGATAGATGCGATAGATGCTATCATAGATGCGCTGTATGCGCAGTTGCTGGTACTGGCGGGGCAGGAGGCGCCTATACTGGAGTATATGCTGAATGACGGCCAGACCACGATAAAAAGTGTGTACCAGACTCCGGACAGCATTACACGGGTGATCAATGCGCTGGAGGCGCAGCGCAATATGTACATCAACAGGATCAATGGCAGGTGCATCCGTATGGTGCCTACTAATAATTTAATCGGCAGAAGATAGTGGACTATGAAAATATTCGGATATAACATATCGTTTGAGAAAGAAGTGCAGCCTAAAGTAAAGGCTGACTACAGCGGGTATGGCGTGGGCAGTGATGCTGCGCAGGGAGCGGTATATGCTGTATATGACGGGGAGACATCGATAGGTGAGATGGGGCCGCCGATAGCGTATGCTGTGGATTTTGCCACGCTGCGTACCCGGAGCCGGCAACTGTACATAGAGAACCCGCTGTGCCAGACGGTGGTGAACCGGTTTACGGAGTGGGTGGTGGGTAAGAACCTGCGCCTGCAGGCTGAGCCGCAGAATGCGATACTGGTGGCGAAGGGCATTAAGATAGATACGGAGGCATTTAACAACAGGCTGGAAGCACTGTGGACACTATATGCCAACAGCAAGATGGCAGACTATGCGAACCAGCAGACACTGACGCAGCTAACGAAGGAAGCGCACAGGGAAAGCAAGATAGCAGGTGATATGCTGGTGGTGCTGCGGGTGGTAGGAACTACGGTAAAAGTGCAGCATATAGATGCGCGGCATGTGAGCAATCCGCCGAACCTGAGTATAGGGCCTACGTGGAACAAGATAGGTGGTGATAGTATGTCGTTTTACTACACGCCTACCGGAAACCGTGTGCGCAATGGTGTGGAGATAGATGATAAAGGTGAGCATGTGGCCTACCATGTGCATGTGGGTAACGGGCTGGAATATGTACGGGTAAAGGCGAGGTATAAGGGTTTCCTGATGGCGTATATGATCTATGGTAAGAAGAATGCCATAGATGATACCAGGGGCATGACACTGCTGAGTGTGGTGATGGAGACTGCGAAGAAGCTGGACCGGTATACGGCATCGGCACTGGCAGGAGCGGAAGTGAGGCAGGATATACCGATGTTCATAGAGCATGGACCGCAAAGTAATAATGAGGATCCGTTGGCGGGCAGGCGTGTAAAAGCGCTATCGCGGATGCAGACACCGGATGGTGATGTAGCAGCAGGCCTGCCGGTGGATGCGGAAGGAAATAACAAAGCAAAGGAAGCGGCGGTAAGTACGAAGCGTACCGTTATTAACCTGGGCAATGATACAACTATAAAAGCCATAGACAGCAGGCAGGAACTGGATGTGCCGGGGTTTGCGATGTTTCATGTGGATGTGATATGTGCTGCGGTGAACATACCACCGAATGTGGCGATGTGTAAGTATGAGGATAGTTTCAGTGCGAGCAGGATGGCCGGCAAGGACTGGGAGCATACATTTACGACTGAGCGGGCGGACTTTACGGTGCAGTACCTGAACCCGATAAAGAACCTGCAGCAGTATGTGTGGACACTGAACAATGAGCTACAGGCGCCGGGCTACCTGAATGCTATGCGTGATGATAATGAGCTGGTGATAGAAGCGTATAACTACTGCCGGTGGGATGGTGATATGTTCCCGGATATAGACCCGCTGAAAACAGTGAAGTACCTGCGTGAAGCGCTGGGCCCTGCTGCGGAACATGCTCCGCTGATATCGCTGGAGTATGGCGCGGAGGTGCTGGGGCAAGGTAACTACTCGGCACTGGCAAAGCAGGTAGGCAAGGAACTGGAGAACGTGAGTGATGCAGGTATAAAGCCTGTGGATAAAACAGGCCAGGGTAGGCTGCCGCCGGATGAGCCGGCAAAGAATAAGAATATGGAAAGTGATGTAGAAGAAGAAGATTAACTAAAAGCCCTGCGATTCGGGGCTTTTAGTTTTTCAATCCATTACATGCACATTATCGTACCAATGCGGGGTGGGTTTGTCTCTTATAGCCCTATCTATCGCAACGAAAGAAGATAAGGTAGCAGCGAAACATGTAACTATTACACCCATCGCAAATCTATACGTTATGGCTTCGTATTTATAGGCAATGCAGGTTACGCCCATTATCAAAATTGCCACAATCGCTACGACTGTTATGTATCTCATATCTTCTTTCGATACTCTTATTAGTTTTTCAGACATTGTTTTAACGTTTAAAAATGAAAAATCAGGAGGAGGTTTTATATTATAAGATTATCTTCTAATGCTATCAATATCTCTGACCATATTTCTTTACTGTCATATTCGCATAAGATAGACTCACCGCTAGAATAGTATTCTATTGCATAATAAGAAATTTTAGAATTTTGCCAGGCCTGAACTTGTATATCAGGCGATTGTTTCATTGACAAATGAACTAGCCCATTTATTGTCCCTATCGGGGAAGTTGGAAAACCCTCGCCTTTAGGCGAAGACTTTAGTTTCAGTTGTATAACACAAAAGAATATTCCAAAATAATTTAAGAAAAACTTGCACAATATCATAAATGATATTACCTTTACATCATAAAGCAGGCGGCAACTGGGTAAATACGGCGAAAAATACGATGAAACAGTTATCAGCTTACAACATCTTTTGGGCAATCGCCACACCAGTTACAGGTAAAGCAACTAAAGCAGATTTGAGAATAGCAGCCAAGAACGGCTTTACATCTTTTGGCAATCACTTCATCCGCCACAGCGGTAATCTTGAAATCTTGAAAGAGAAGTGCCAAATGAAATTAGGTAAAGCGTACCGCATTACCATAATAACTGATAAGCAATTCGGCATGATAGACGGCAGAACTAAAGACGTATTAGCCGTTGCGACTACCTTGCAAAAAGAACAATCTTACACTATATGATACAAGAGCAAGTATTACAGGAAGCCCGACAATTAATATCGGGCTTCCTTAAAAACAGAAGAACAGAATTAGGCATGAGCCAAGATAAATTAGCTGAATTGTCGGGTATGGGAATAGCTACTATTCGCAGATTTGAAAGCGGAAAATTTTGGCTGAACTTAAAGCAATACCTGATACTATGCCACCACTTAAAGTGTTACCCGTTCTTAGCTGAAAGTGATAGCGAACACCCTTTAGCAAAGGATATGCGGGAGGCAATGAAGAAAGTAAACAGTTTTAAAAAGACCAACGATAACTAAATTCAAAAGTGGCGGCAACACTATAAATTCGGCGAATGAGTTATGCAGAATTACCGTAAGACAGCACACAGCGTATATGACTTGAAGTATCACCTTGTATGGATTACAAAGTACCGTAAGAAGGTATTAGTTGGCCCTATCGCTGAAAAAACAAGGGAATTAATACGTGAAATTTGCAAGGCAAATGATGTAGAGATAATCAAAGGGCATGTATCACAAGACCACATACATATGTTTGTAAGCGTACCGCCAAACATCAGCATTAGCCAACTGATGCAGTTCATCAAAGGCAAGTCAAGCCGCAAACTACTTTTTGCTTTTCGTGAATTGCAAAAGCAATTTTGGGGACAGCATTTGTGGGCGCGCGGCTACTTTGCTTGCAGTAGTGGTAACATCACAGATGAGATGATAATGAAGTACATAGACAATCAAGATGTAACTGTACAGGACGATGAATTTAAAATTTCCGGTGAACTTAAGACGGCTTAAGCCGTTTCCTTCAAATCCACCGGCCTTGAGCCGGTGGTATATTTAATTTTATCCTGATTCTGCTAAATCCGTTTTCAATTTTTATTACAGCCATCTCAATCGTTTTTATCATTTTTCGTAAGCCTGGGATAGGTCTTTTATTTTTTAC